CCTCTCTGGCTTAGGTATAAATTCCCTAAGACTGCTCCGGCGCTTATCGCGCCGGCACCCACCTCCAAGCGACATTAATCATGTGTCGCTTATCGGTTCTCTCGAGGTGTCTTTTACCACGCCCCGTCGTCTCTACTGAGTCAAAGACCCAGTTAGATGTTCGACAAGTGTGGAAGAACTTCAAGAGAGCGCCATAACCATCAAGTCTATCCTTCCGGTTGGAAGAATAAACTACAGGTGCCTTGATTAAGGGCCTGTGAAGATGTTTATCGTATCTTTGATACGAATAAACGTTCTGATGGGTGTGGTAACAAAGGTGACCTGATTCAGAATGACCAAGAGGTAGGTATCCAAACCTACTCTCAATGTCGTTCCTAATACAGGTGCTCATCGAGTATAACCCACGTAACCAACTATGGTTACAAAGTTGTACGAGATGGGCTAGTTCCTTTGCCCGACTACAGAGGTTGCTATCCGAGAGGTATCGAACGTAAAGTGGAGTTACATCAACTCCACGAAATGCGTCGACACCACAGCTTTCCTTAAAGTTTCCAGTAAGGAAGCTCTTGCGCTTGTTGACAATTAAGCCAGCAAGTTGCAACTCGGCACACACGGCTTGTGCGTATTCGCGCCTAACGATGATATCATCACCGTAGACACGAATATTCCGCGCCGCGCGCTTAATAGACCAGTACGTAACTCGTTGGTTACGTAGAATACCGCTGATCCCCAATAGGAGAAAAGCGATACTCTGAACTGGAAAAGTAAGCGCATTACCCATGCCGGCGAACTTTCGCAAAGGAGGTACAAAACCCTCCACATGCGAAGACCGACAATCATACATAGCATCGAGAAAGGTGCTATGCTTTGAAAAGACGGCTCTAACAACCTCATTACTGAGGAGGTCAGAGGCGCTTGACAAATCGATTGTGGCCCATTCGTCAGTTTGGGAACCGATCATCGCAAGGTATTGATTCTTGCTTTGATCGGATAATGCTAGAGACTGTTTCAATATTGGACAACGTGATATAGCATCACGAAGGACAATATTTAGGCCGCCCTGAACATATTGTTGTTCAGTCGGCTCTACAGTTATTGTACGTTTCGAAGAAATATTCTTCGGAACAGTACAAAGTCTAGCAATGCGGTTCGGAGGTGTATAGAAGAATAACTCGTCTTCCGTAGATAAGATACTTCCCAAACCACGTTGGTATGAGAAGATATCAAATCCATAGTTGACGAGCCTGTCTAAGGAAGACAGGAGTCCTGACCACTTCTGGTTAGGACTATATCCTTCATATACAGCACCAGGTCCATGTTTTCCAACCATGTCTGAAGGATTAAATTTGGATAAATCCTTCAGTATGTATCTGGAAAACAGACGAAGGCGATAATCAAGTCTCTCATCAAGTTGACGAGGGATAAGATCTTCGCATTCGAAAAACTTCTGTCGAGCTTCAGTATCAAGACGATCGTCTTGATCCTGATTCGGCTGAAGTTTCCTAAAGAGTCTCAGGATCTCACGTATAGTCTTCACTATACCAAGATCAGCTGAGCTCAATAGTTCCCCAGTGGAACGATCAAACACATTACTGAGTAAACCCGAGAAAAGTCTCGGGAGCACTCCCCCTCTAATTTTCCTAAAGTTAGAAGGGCAGGTAAACCGTCCTGTTGAGAGGCCTTCATCGAAGGCATCACATAGGGACGGAAGGGTCTTGGAAATAAATCCAAGACCCTCGTGTTTGAACCTATCATTGAGCGTAATGGAATCACGCTCAATGCCTCGCACAAGCGGGTGGAGCCTTTTGACATCGTCAAGGAGGCTCCACAGGAGAACGATCGGACTTTTCATCAGTACCTCCATTTGGGGGAATCTGATTCCGAGTCACGTTACCGTTCCCGTCAACAACTGTTGGGGGAGAGTCCCTCGAGACGGTTCCCTTCGAGCTGACTTGGGTATTAGTATCCCAAGCAGCCGTCTGGCAACCAGCAAGAAGGATAATCCCGAACAAAAGTGATAGACTCAATACTGAGTATATCACTATGTCCAAACAGTTAACAACGTTCAGTACCTTCATATTTCTATGACTGTAGCTGAACGAGTTTTGTTGGCGTCACCTCAGTGTCGAAAACATAGTCTCGCAAGAGGGTTATCAATGCGATCATATCTGCATCGGTAAACCCAAAAGCAGGACGTGAAACCGACATCGAGACCGAAGCACTTTGCTTCGAAACTGCTGACGTATACGGATTGGTAGCGTCAAGTGTACGCGTAATGCGTACATAATGACGGTTACCGTTCGTAGACGGAGTATGTTGAATAAAGGTGGCATAACCATTGCCACCAGAATCAATAGCCTCTGAACCGTATCCATCGGTCCGTGTTTTTGCAAACACGAGCTGAGGGGTCGGAGCAGCAGCAGCAATAGTGATAGGATCGGGTAACATGACGTCTCCTTAGTGGCCCTAAAAGCATGGGCAAGTTGGAACTTAACAGGATTGTTAAGTTCTAAACGCTGGTTTGCGTGATGCTATCAACGCACCCAGTATTGATTGCTGATATAAGGTAAGTGTACTCATATCAGAGGTCACACTCACATCACCATTGACACTAGCCAGGTTCTTACGAGCCTGAATACGGATCTCAGCATGGGATTGGTGGTTCAAGTTTTGAATATTCTTGATACTACTGTTTCCCGCGCCGAAGATCTGTATGTCATGTTGATTGACTACTGGCACCCTAAAATGGGTATCGATACTAATGTCAGTGACAATAGTAGCGAATCCATAGTTGATGATACTCGGATCAGTGTTGATATAGTCCACAGCGTGGACATAATCACCAAGACCCGTGAACCAGTCAACTAACCAACTCCACGGAACCAAATCATATAGGTCCGAAACAGTTGGTATTAGGCCTATCTTCTTCAACATATAGTTACGTTGAAGAGTAGGCACACCGATGGTGGGGAAATCAAATGTAGAGTTGACAACAACTCTAACTTGATGACTCCGTCCCACATACGTCGTCAATGACGGCGCACTTGGGAACCATATACCATCGTTGAGGTAGTCAGTAAATCCGGGAGAAGTCGATCGGAGTCCAGGAAACTTCCTGGAAGCCCGATAGGTTGTTGGTTTTCCATTTCGGCTTATCAAGAAATTTACTTCCTTGGCAAGCTTTTCTGGTAGAGCCAACAAATCCATAATGTCCTTGTATGTTTGCTTCCAACCAAAGTGATACCCCAAATACTCTTTTGGGATATCGCCCGCTAGGGACTTAAGAGAGAAAACCTTCTCTTTTAAGCCTAGAGGAATCGATCGGTAAGCAGACACCAAATCAAGGAATGTCCCTCGGAGCTGTGTTACAGCTCTTGGTATATCCTTGAGTTCGGCCAAATTTCGAAAAAGAGTGTAACGTCGAGCTTCTGGCCCAATTTTGGGTAGAAGCTTGATTGTCTCAGGGCCAAGTAAGGCCTTAGAGGCTGTTAACTCTGATTCTAGAAATGGTAGAAG